TTAAATATGTCATATATTATTTTTTCACATGCTATTGCGAAATCGTTAATATTTAAAGTGTTAGATTTAAATTTTCCTACTTGAACCATTGATATTGAGTCAATTTCACTTTTAATATTATTTTTATTTTTTATTAAGTCTTTTATAGGAAGAGCAACTGTTTTAAATATGTTTAAAACTGAGTAATCTTGATCTACACCGTCTGCTGTATCTATCGAAAAAACGTAATACGAAGGATCGTTTTTAAAATCATTGAGATTATAGTCTTTATATTTTTTATGAAAACTTAAAAAGTTGTTTATATAAAAGTCTTCTTCTTCTAAATCTAAATTAGTATTTACGTATACTGATTGAAAGGTTTCTAATTTTTGAAGATCATTAGACGATAATAGTAACTGATCTGATGAAAAGAATTGTAGGCCATATTCTTGATTGAAATCTGTTTCAGATCCCATGTTAGCTATTGTTTTTTTCTTCCACTCTTCATCTCTTCCTGGCACTTGCCACCAGTCTACTCTCATTGGGCTATAGTCGTTTTCCCTATCAACCGCGTCTGACCATATATCCCAAAATTTATTTCTACCATTCGGTGTCGATGTTATAACAACTTTAGCATACGGGTCTTCTGTAATAGTAGGTAGAATGGCTCTATAAAACTTATCTAAGTTTGATTCAGATATATGTGCAAATTCATCAATATATAGAAAGTTTACTGTCATACCAATACCTGATTTTTTAGTAGTTGTTCTAAGTACTAATCTACAATCATTATCGAGTCTAATAGATGATTCGTTTATTTTTACGATACCAGGTTTCATAAAGAAGGGTAGGTTGTCTAAAACTATTCTTAGTTTCTCCATTATTTCTTTAGTAGTTGTCATGTTATCGGCAACCATCAGTACATTCTTTTCTTTATTAAATAACAGAAACCATACTATGTATATTGCTGTAGTAACTGTTTTACCTATTTGTCTACTGGCCATTAATATGTTAAACTTATTGTTATGCATATTTTTGACTAATTGCTCTTGAAAATCTCGTAAACCACCGGCTTCTTCAACTGCCATGTCCCCTTTTGGAGTTCTTATAAATGCAAATTTTTGAGAAAAGTACATCGGGTCTGATTTACACTTTTGCATTTCTTCCCATTCCTCTTTTGTGTATTCGAATGGTAAATTTGCTCTTTTTAGTAAGATATCATTTTCTTTAAATGGAGTATTTTGCATTCCACGAATATCTAATCCTTCTTGAGAAACTTTATGAATAATACTATTTACTTTTTCAGAATTCCATACGTGGTTATTTCCATCACCTGAATTAAGACTAGATAATTTTAAAGACGTGAATCCTCCTCCTTTTGACAACGGGTTTTGCATAGGCTTTAAATTATTTCAGTGACGTCTATAAAATCAGAATCCGTATCGTCTTCTTCTATTTTTATGTTGTTTTCTTTCATTAATTCAGTTTTATTAGACGGGTTTATTAGACTATCATCTATTTCATATTCTTGAGAATTTTCAGGTAAACTTTCTACCATTGTTTTTGTTCCAACCGATATGAAAAACTCCCCTTCTTGATTTGAATTATTTAAAGTGTTATTTCCGTTCTTAGGATCATCATTGTTTATATTTTTATAAGTTTCTTCTAAAAATAACATATGATTAGCTTGAGTTTGAACAAGTGTTTTTAATTTATCTTGTAATTGTCCGAATACTTCCATTAACCTAGGAGCAGTATTACCTGTTGTTATCTCCTCCATTATTTTAGTTATGGTAATTTTTAAAGTTTTTATTTGAAAAAAAATATTAGACATATTAACTGTGTCCATTTCTTTTTTTAATTTTATATAATTGTTTTCTTCTAAAATACCTAATTCTACATAATATTCAAATAATGAATCGGTTATATCTTTAGCTTTTTTATTAAACTCACGTGTCATTTCATCGAAATCATAAGGACTTTCGGGTTTAGTTTCTTCATGTAATTCTGAATCTACATTTAATTCATTATGTTCATCGTGATTTATTCCACTTAATAGACTTTCTATCTCGCTTTTTAAAGCCTTTCTATTATCTTTATCTTTAAGCATATTTAAATTTTAATACTTTATTTTATATCTCTTTCATACTTGTCTAAAGCTGGATTAGCAAAAACCTTAATTGTTTTTACTGCTTCTATGTTTTCGTAAACTATTTCATTAACATTTTTCAAAAATGTGTCTAATGTTTCATTTACTCCATACATTTGCTTAGATATAGTCTTTTTAAGAATATTTTCCTTGTACTGGTATCCTGTGTTAATTAGCTTTTTTCTTCTATTATAAGCTGCTCTATATATACTATCTTTAGTCATTAGTTATCAAATGGCCTAGGCACTATTTTTTTAATTTGTATATTTACTGAGCCTAACGCTTGTTCAGAAATACCTTGTGAATATTCATTTCCATATCTGTCTTTAAACCCTCCTTGTATAATAGGAAGCTCATAATCTTTTATTATTATATCATTAAATTCATCTAATCCAACTAGTTGAGAGTTAGGGTCTTCTATAACTGCTATTTCATTATTTTCAGACACTACATTAACATTTACTGAATCTATTCCATTTACTTCCTCTAATATTTTTATTAAGTCACTTTTAGGTATTCTAGTTCGTCTCTTGTTAGATATAAAATAATTTCCTAGATTATTATATATGTCTCTCTTTATTACTTCAGTGGCTACATCATCGAAAACGATTGTATTTATATTAATTACATATTTTGTAATAGTAGGGTCTACTATTTTAGTGTCTGTTGAAATTAGCTTTGAACCTGTCATATTTAGATATCTCAATATTTCATTTTTTCTAAATTCAGTTAACTTAAACTTAGAAGGATCTACATTAAAATAATCTTGACCTGTATTAAATAGATTATTAATATCCGGAACTAAAAATAAATTCAACATTCTATTGTCATTTTCATCTAAAAAAACATTTATGATAGAAAATATCTTAAGCCTAGTTAAAACAGCTATGTAATGATCTATGTTAACTAAAGCAAAACTTTTAGATTGTTTTGGAGCAAGTAATCGAGTCAATTCTGAATCCTCTGGGTTAGCTCCAAATTGTGGAGAATGTAATGTATCTATTTTAACGTATTCATTTAAATCTATTTCTTTTCCAGTTAAAGTAAAACCAGTATCGGCCCATTCAAACAAGACTTGTGAAACCTGTTCGGTTGTAATGTTTCCAGAAGCACCGCTATTTACTAAATACTGAACCTTTATCTCCGATCCTTCAACTGGTACTTTTCCAAAAAAATCATTTCCAAAGAATACATCAACTCCTGTTGTGATTCCAGTTTTTATAATGTAACCCTTTTCACCTCTGGGTATGTCTAATATTGAATTAAATCGTTTCCATTTTTCTCCATTGACATAGACTTCAACTAAATAATTATCAACTAAAAAGTTTTGAGCTGAATTTATAGAAAAACTTTCAATCTCTACTCCTTTAGCCACTAGGGTCTGTGTTTCTATGTTTCCTTGAAGTATTTTCATAGAGGTTCCGTTAGTGCTTCCTTTCATTGAAAATTTTATATCATCTTGTGATAAGCTTATCACATAATTTAACCCATTATTTTTAGATTTTAATTTTGTTAAGTTTGGAATTAATATAGTATCAAAATCAGCCGTTGCTGAATTTGATGTAGTTGATAAAGCTATTTGACCACCAGCTGATATTGCTCTACTTGGACTATGACCAGCTAAAGTAGATAATGAATATATTGAAGACACTCTGGTGGCTTCTTCCATGCTTAATTCAGTTATAGAGTCTTCTATATAGTAGAAAATCATTTGACTAAGGTTTTCTAAAACTAATAAAAGTTGTCCAAATGGACTAGCTGCTGTAAATACTTGTAAACTTTGATTAAATTTAGTAGACAGATATCCTATCGTTTGCTTTAGCATTAACTGTACAGAATAATCTAATGATTTAAATATTTTCCAATTCGAAGCTGTTGTAGCCATTCAAGTGTATTTTTTTTTATTTATCTTTGATTTTTATTTAGTATAATATATAAAAGTTTTAAAGTATGAAAGTTATAATAAAAGATTACAACAATAAATTAGACACCTTACCGGACTTAATAGTAAAAAAAGAATTTCAATTTGCTTGGAGATACGAAATAGGTGTTTATCAGCTGGCTAAATATCCTACAAAAACGTATTTATATGATCATTTAGATGAAACAGCATTTATGGCAGGAAAAGAAGTATGGATACATAAGGACGAAGTGTCTATTCAAATAGTTAATTAGTAAAAAGTTTTCACGAGAATAGGATAAATAATAAAAAACATTACTCGTGTATAATAATATAGAAAATAAGTTTCTTTTTGATAATACTAATATAGGATTTACCTTTCAGTTTTTTTCTCCTTTATCTAGGAAAAAAATATCTTCTAAATTAAGCAGATATTTAGGAAAAAATGTAATACCGCTAGCTAATAAATCAAAAATAAAATTCGTTGACGAAGCGATTTATGTATCTCCTGATTTCGAAGGTGGACATAAAATGAATAGAATAGATACTGATTTAATGCCATATCATGAAGGTATTCATATCATGTTAAAGTGTATGAATTTCATAAATGAAAATGGGTTTACAAATAGTAGATCTAATATGAATATAAAAGTTTCATTAAATGAAATGGATCTAGGATTAAAAGATAGACTTGAAACTCTTAATAAGTTTAAATATATTTTAAATATAAATGAAAGAAATATATTTAAAATGTGGCCAGAATCTTCTTCTGAAAAACAAAAGATACATCAGAGTAAGGCGATTTTTGTGTATCCTAAAGAATTATACGCAAGTAGATTAACAGGATCTTTACTTGAAAAAGCGAATCCAATGGAATATAATTTTCCTAAATCTTCAAATTTCGGAACCGATTTTTCTAACATACAGGATGGATACCTATCGGTTAAATACGCTGGAGGTAAGAATTATCAAAGAAAGAAAAAAGAATCAGTTGAATTGATAAATTATACAGCTGAGCATTTATATGAAACTTTAAAAAATAATTTTTCATTTAATGTAGATGAAAAAAGAAAAATACAAAAATTACTTGAAAGATATCAAAGGATAATCGATAATACTAAAACATACGATACCTTTAAACATAGTTATCCAGATATACATCTCTTAGTTGACTTAACTAGACATTCTTTTTTAATAGAGTCTAACTACCCTGTTATTAGAAATAAGTTATTTGAATTAATCTCATGCTGTGAAATGAATAAGGCTGTTATAAATTTCGATACAGCTAGGAAAAGAGTACAAGTAAAAGATGCCAGAATTAAAAAAGGCTTTTCTCTATCAGAAATGGACTTCTTTAACTGTCGTATAGAAGCAGATTTAGAAAACTGTCTATTTGAACAGTGCGTTATTAGAAATTCTAATATAAAAGAAAGTAATTTACACTCTAATAATGATATAAAATATTCTAAAATATTTGATTGTAAATATGGAGGACATTTAAATGAGATAGCGTCATCATCTATATACAGTAATTTAGATGATATAATAAATGCTGATCTAAAAAATTGTGTGGTTTTCGATGGTAACTTTTCTCAAGAATCTAAGATAGACGATAAAACCGAACTAATAAACAAGTCTCGTAATAATTAGCCATGTTTTTTAGAATAAATAAAAAAAATAGTAGGACTGATAAATGGCTATATATTCCAAACTTTCAAATATAAGAAGATTAACTAATTCAAGCTTAGGTTCAATTATAGAGGTATCTAACCTCAATTTCAATGACCTGTCACTTGCTTTACTTGAGTTTTTGAATAACGTTTCTTATAATGAAACGACTAACGCCATAGAAGGCATAAATAACATTAATGTAAAACAGATTAATGTAGATAACAACCTTAGCGTAAGCTTAAATGGAGTAACTACATTTAATATAGACTCCCAAGGTAGAGCTGAAGGTAATTCATTTTTAGTAGAAGTAGCAGAAGCTAAGAGATATAGACATACTGATTTTAATAACTGGCCAAATGTAGGAATACCTGGAGAGATTATTTATACCGGTATTCAAAACCAAAGACCTGAGTTCGGGGAAGATTTTATAGGATACTTAGATGGAAAAGGATGGGTAAGTTTAACCGATAATGGAGGTGCGTTATATGCTCTTACGTTATTACAGAATACCGGTAGCCCCGGTATACCACCAACTCCATCTACAGGATCAGGTATAGTGTGGATCGGAGACCCAGGTCTTGCAACTACATATACCCCAACTACGCAGGATTTATACTTTACAGATGAGAATGGAGAAATATTTAGACTAACATGCTGTAATGGCGGTGGTGGTGGAGGAAGTACCATGACTACCAAAGACATGCTATGGGGTCTAATTACCAATTTTGCAGCCGGGGCTGTTCCTGAATACGTAGACTGGGCTGGAGTTTTAAGTCCTACAGGTACGCATAATTCAGTTTTACCTATTCAATTTGACTTAAAGATTAAAAGCATAACTCTAAAATATTTAGACACAACGGCAGCAAGCGTAGATGCTCTATTCAATTACGAAGTGAGTATTGGTAAATTAATTGATCCAAACGGAGTAGCTGATGATACGAACTATGTTGATTTAACAGGAGGTTCTAATATATTAACATTAAATACAGCTAACGTTGATGGAAATTATTTTCTTTTAGAAACAAGTGGATTAGATATAGACGTTAACGAAGGAGACGTTCTTGTAGTAAAAGGTACTGTTACGGCAGGAAGTAGCACAGGAGGTTTTAATGAAGAGGTCATGGTATCTCTGGAGTATGAAAAAACTTATCCATGTTGTGGAGGAGGCGCAGGAAATGCATCATATGTAGAAACAACAAACTTTATCGCTAATGTAACAAAAACAATAACACATGGATTAGGTACAAACGGAGTAGTTGTAGATTTAATAGACACTGTCACAGGAGACAGAATAGATGGCGATATAGATAATTATACCACAGATTCAATAGATTTAACATTTACTCAAGACTTAGCAAGCGTAAGAGTAGTTGTAGTATCAGCAGGTGGAGCTTCTTCAAGTGGATTTGGAATATATCACACTATTACGTCTGATTTAAATATACCTGAAAACGCAATGTATATTGTATGGGGAGATATGGAAATACTCCCTGGAATTACCGTAAATAACGATGGAAGGCTAATAATAGTAAACGGTGCTTTTATAAATGGCGGAACATATAATCAAGGACCTACTGGTGAGTTTGAATTAACATCGACGAGTCTTTCATATACTTTAAATCAAGGAAATACTACTTATGGAAATCATTTATTATGGACTGATATAACAAATGTATGGAATCCAGGAGACTCAACAATTGCTATAGATACTGAACCAGATAATGTATACGTTACAAAAGAATGGGTAAAATCTACCATAACAAATGGTAAGGCAGTTGTAACATTTACACCAGGTATCGCAGGATCTGCTAATACAATTACTCATAATTTAGGAACATCTGATATCATAGTTCAACTATGGGATGCTACATCAGGAAAAGTAATAACTACAGAAATAAGTAATGCAACAACCACAACGGTTGATATTACATTTCTAATTAATCCTGTTGGAAACGTTAAAGCAGTGATAGTTTAGAAAGATATACCAAACCCTTTAAAGAATTGGCTTTTATTTTAGATAAATAAACTAAATAAATCTTACATATATGCCACCAAAAATTACTAGAAAATACATAAACCTATCGGTAGATGAGCTAACTATTGGAAATGGAGCGTTTACTTTACCTATGGCTGACGGAATTTTAGGTCAAGCTTTAGTAACAGATGGAGCAGGAAACATATCCTGGCAATCACTAGCGGGTGGAGGTACTGTAACATCAATAACTGCAGGAGTTGGCTTGAACGGAGGAATTATTACCGGTTCAGGAACAATAGACTTAGCAAATACCTCTGTGACTCCAGGATCATATACAAATGCCAATATAACCATTGATTCTCAAGGTAGAATAACACTTGCATCAAATGGATCAACCGGAGGTGGAGTGACTATAGGAAATCAAAATGAAATACCTAGAGTAAACTCAGGGGGTACTGATTTTACATACGGAGGATTGTTATTTGATGGAATTCATATGGCAATAGGAACTGCTATTAATACAAATAACATGTTTAAGGTAGAAGCTGCTGGAAATGACGTAGTTATTCAAGGAGATTCAGTTGGAGGTGGAGTTATTTTTAGAGGCGTTACAGGGCCTAGTTCAGGGTCAGCTATGTTAGTAGGATATAATGCGGAAGTTGAATCTAAAGTTGATCACACTGGAACAATATTAGGAGTAGATTTAGAAATAGGATATAGCGGTAATATAAGAACACTACCTGACGTATATGGAATAAGGTTAAGAGATGTCACATTAACAACGCCTGACGTAACAGTTGATAATTATAATCAACTATATCTAGGAGAAATAGGAAATATTACAAAAGGAACAGGAGAATTCTATGGTATAAATCAATTAGACGCATCTGTTATTAATAGTTTTGCTGGAGACATGAAATTTAGAAAAACCAGTGGAACACAAGGCCATATATGGAGATCAGTTGATATGAATGGAACTGGAGAATGGAAACCGGTATCTGATGTATTATCTATAGGTAATACCGTAGGACTTGGAACATCTAAATCCGTATTATTTATAGGACTGATGGGAGAACTACGACAAGACAATGCTAATTTTGCATATGATGATACTTTAAACAGATTAGGTATTGGAACAAATACACCTCAGCAAGAAGTTCATATAAAAGGGGATTCAGCTATACTTAGATTAGAGACAGTAAGCGCATTAGGTAAAAATTTCATAGACTTTTATGATAATACTAGTGAAAAAGGATATATTGGATATGGAAGTACCGTTAACGATAATTTTATAATAGCTAATAAAGAAAACGGAGGAAAAATTCAATTTCTTAGTACGGATGCTTTAGGAGCAACAAGTACCGGGTTAGTAATAGACGAAGATAGTAATATAGAAATGGCAAACTTATCTGGAACTGGAACTAGAATGGTAGTGGCAAGTGCCGCTGGTATTCTATCAACTCAATCTATACCAGCGGGAGGAAGTCTTACAATAGGAGATAGTATTACAGGAGGAACTGCAAACACCACTTTAAGAGAAGATGCAAGTAACAATCTAGAATTAGGAAGTTTATTAGACGATGGATCAACAATAGGAATAGGCAGTTTATCTAGTCAGGTTCATTTCAATATAGATAACACCGGTTTAGACACAAGCATGCAACTAAGTCAAACGTCTACGTTGAGCACTGCAAATAGCGTAGGTTTAAACGTATCTTCTAGTGGAACCAGTGCTACATCGATGTATGGTGTTAAAATTGGATTATATGGATCCGCAAGTGCTACCAATTCTGATATAGGCTTAGTTAATTGTATACAAAATGATGCTAATAATAAATCGAAAAGTGCTGGGAACTGGATAATTATGAATAGTGCTACTAATGTATCTAGTAAATCAGGTTCAGTAATTAAATCAAATGGTGCTCACGTAACAAGTGGAAGTTTACCAAAGATATACGGAATACAAACAGAATTAAACGATACAAATGCAGCGGCTATATTTGGATCGCTTACTACTATTAACGGAGACAGCTTAAGTAACACTGGGTCTAGGATTTATATTAATCCAGGACCTACTGCAACTAATATGATAGGTGCTGAAACTGAGTTAGTAAGTACAGGTGGCGCTTCTTTAACAAGCGTGTTAGGTGGAAATATTGCTATAAATACAAATTCTACCCTTAATGTTGGGATGAAAATTTCAGTTCAAGGAGGATCTAACAATTATTCTTTAAGGTTAGAAGATGGAACAGAAGGAAACGGTAAAATTCTTACGTCAGATTCTCAAGGTAACGCCAGCTGGGAAAACAACAGGGGTTCAATATCAACAATAGGAATAGAAATATGGCAAGGAAAAGAGATAACTTATCCAGGTACGGGTCAAATATTTTTTATAAACTATACGATACCTGCTGACATAACAGTTGCCACTGCTAAAATGGCATTTTCAACTTCTGGAAGTGGTATTACATGTTGTGCAATATATAGAGGATCAGGCCCAACAGCAGTATTAGTAGGACAGAGTAATCAAGTAACCACCCCAAACGATGTACAGTCATACACAATGACAGCTGAGACAGGACAAAGTCTATCATTTACAGGAGGAGAAGATGTAGTATTAGCAGTTTCATTAGACTCAACTGTTTCTAAGCCATACGGTATAGAATGTCCAGATACTCTTTCAGTAGCATGGTTTGAAGGAACCGAAGTGGTTAGTGGAGGGTCTTTTCCAGCAACGGCTACGCAGCAAGATGGAACTATAAGTGAAATGCCAGCGGTGCAGTTTTTTGCTTAAATAAACCAGGTTACTCTTTTTATAAATTCTGTGTTGTATAAATAAAATTATAGAATTCTCTATAAAAACATTTTTTAACATTATGAAAGCGCTATATGATTAACGGAAGCATAACTAAATTTGACTACTTATTAAGAGTGTGTGTGATTGTTTTTGCAACCATTTCTCCTTTTATATGTTTGTTTTTTTCAGGATACGAAAAATCTTTATCTTCTTATTGGAATACCAATATGCAACCTTTGTTTATTATATCTAATTTAATAACAGGATATTACTTAATAGGAATACCTAAATGGAGACTGTCTTCGTGTTTACTATTACTTGTAACTGCATTTTCTATTGAATACTATCCCAGTATACATAATATAATAGCTGTAGCTTTCTTTGTAGTTTGCATATATCCACTATACATGGCTAATAAATATGACTTTTGTAAATGGATATATTTATCAGCTATTCCAGTGATTCCGTTTAGTTTATTATTTGCTGAAATAATAGCTATAGTAGCCATATGCATGTTTCATTTATTAACACTTAATAAATTATATACTATACAAAAGGAAAGAGTTGAACCTAACTAAAATCAACTTTTAAATCAAAATCAAAATATTTAAATTTTATATCAAACGTATTTAATTGAGGAGTAACTGAACTGTATGATAACTTTATACCGGTTTGAGAAGTAAGTATTGGCCTATTGAATATTATAGAAGATACCGAATATCCTTCGTTATTCAACATCATTAATCTAATAGGGGAAAGCGTTTGTTTCTTATTTGAAAAATCTAAGAATTCTAATGAATTTTCTAGAAAAATAAAATAGTTTAAATATGCGTCAGATATTTTCATAGTAAGCGTAATTTCCCGATTAAACAATTCTTTAAGAGGTTTAGAGCTCTTATAGTCTTGTTGCTTACCCAATGGTCTAGTTTGCTCAGCCGTTGTCATATTCCAGGCTGGAAAATCTATTTGTTGAACCGTAGATGACATAAAATCATCTATAGTGTCATATGGAAGTATTAAACTCTGATAATAATCCTTATACTTTTCTTTTATTGAAGCAGTAAAAAAATTCTCAGGGAATAAAAATACAAAACTGTTATTTCTTACATTTAAAATCATAATTATCTAAAGTTACCTATTGCTATTTCATATTTCCATTTGCTTGTGTCAAAGGTTTTGTTCATGTTTATTTCTATATCTCCTAAATATAGTGGAAAAGTTCCCATTTGTGTTTCATATTTTTCATATGTTATATCATCATCTACAATATCGAAGCTTTCTATTTCATTGCCTTCATAATCTATTATAGCTCCATCTAACGCTATTGAAATTAATCTAAAAGTAATGTCTTCTATTCCACTGCGTTTATATTCTATATCTAAATTAAATTTAACTATTACTTTATTTAGCTCTATTTCAGAATCGCTATCTATTGCGTCTCCCCATTGACTAGTTTCTTTGGGTGAATTATACAAGCTTACTCTTTGATATACGTTATTATCAATTACTTCAGTATAACTATCATCGTTTATATCAAAATTTTCGTATATTTTTATGTGTTGATTATTCATAATTTATAAATTCTTTTATGTATTTAAAACGGTAAGATTCATTTGACATTAAATTTTTAAATATGTCTACTTCCATTTGGTTTATATATTTGCCAACTTCAGGTCCACCTTTAATGTTCATCTTATCCATAACATCTTTACCACTGACACTAGGTATATATTGAATAAAAGTACTTATTAGTTTTTCATCTAACCCATTTAGTTTTGAAAATTTTAGTATCTGATCATTGTTTACAGAAGTATTGTATTGAGACTTTTTTATATCTAATACGTTATTTTCATTTAAATGAAGAAGGGATTTTAAAAATAAAATATTTTTTATTTCCTCGTTGGAATACGTTGCTTTATTTAAAGCGTTTCTAAGTTCAATCGAATCATTTTCTTTAAGAAGCGTAGCGAGGTTTACTATGTAGTCTTTTTCTTCTATATAATTAGCATTCGTGTTTAGATTTGGAAAAATATATTGAAAAAAATTATATTTATCTAATAGATTCATAAAGTATACAACTGATGAAGATTTAGCAATACCCTTTAGAAATTCATCTCTAATTCTTTCAGATGATATTCCATCTAAATTAGGATCTTTTAGTAAGTAGTCATGTATGGCTTTATCTAATTCAGATCCCGTAACACCGGCGAAACGTATGGCTCTGAGCTTTCTTAATTTATCATCTGAAAAACGATCTTTGGGATCGCCAACTGTTTTAACTACTCCATTTTTTAAATCTTCTATTCCCCCAACTAGATCTACTATTTCTTCAGTATCAATATCGTAAAATAGAGCATTTATTGTTAAGTCTCTTCTTTTAACATCATTTTCTATGGTTGTGAAAGTTACGTCATCTGGTCTTCTTCCTGTTCCAACGTCTTCTCTAAAAGTTGCTATTTCAAATTCTCCGCTTGGGGTTATAGCTAGCCATATTCCAAATTGTTCCCCTATAGGTAACATTTTATAGATAGGAAATAACATTTCATTAACTTTATCTGGAAGCGCGTCTGTAGCTAAATCGTAATCCTTTGGATTGATACCAGACACTGCGTCTCGCACAGCACCTCCTACTAAATATAATTTATATCCATTCTTTTTGAATACATCTCGTATCATTAGAATGTCTTTAGGTAGATCTATTTTATACTTCTTTCTTATTTCCATAACTATTCACTTGGAGGATGATCTTTGTCTATCCATGCATCATTTATATTAACACCCGTGTCTTCTAATTTTGTATTTAATCCAATTTGATTTATAGTGTTTCCTTTATAGAAAACAGAATCTTCATTAAAGCTAGGAAAATATGTTTCCATATCTATACTAAAAGATATTTTTACACGTTGATCTGTTGTATAATCAAATTCATACTTTTTTTCAAAAGCTTCAGTGTCAGGGAACGTAAACTGAGCAGGTATTCTAACCCCTTTATATTGAAAATAAACTACTCTATTTTTATAAAACAAATCAATAACTCTTTCCATTATCTTAAAGGTTTTGTTTAGGTTATCACATAATATTTTAGCTGAAAACTTTAAACCCATTGGCATGCTATATAATCTTGCTGAAAAGGCTTTATTTACCTTTTGATCATTGTCGTCTAAAACCTGTTGGTTGAAACTACCTCTAACAAATTTATTGGTTATATCACTTGTTTTTATTTGAAATGAATCTAAGGTTACAACTCCTCTAGGGATTATATCATAATTTCCTTCAGCTAGGACTGGAACTTTACAACCATCGGGTACTTGTATAAAAAAATCTTTCATGAATCCTTCGTCAGCTGCCATATTATAGAAAAAAGGAATTTCATGTTTCTCTATTTCGCCATCTCTAACTAAATCTATTATAATTTCTCTATTCAGTATATCAAGTAAGGCAAGAACTGCGTTTCTTAAAAAAATATCCTGTGTATTAGAATTTCTTATGTTTTGATTATCTGTATTCATATGTTATTATTATTTATCTATTTCTTGTTATAAAAGGTACTTTAACTTGAGGTCTACAATTATCTATAAGTAATAGCATAGATTCATCTTTAATGAACTGTTGACTCAATATGAAATCATGCTGTTCCTCTTTTATCATGGTTTTAAATAACCTAATATTAGATATTTTTAAATTGGAAGTAGGTATGGTATATGGCTGTTCTAACTTAAAGTTTTTTTCTTGCATTGAAGATACATTTTCAAATATTTTACTAAAATCAGTGTGATTAGTTAAATCTGATGCGTCTTCTATTGTTTTATATAAGTAAACTCCCATTTGTTTAAATTCATTAGATATTGATATAACAGCCGAGTGCCATGTACCGGATTCAAAATTACTTATAGTAAACGTACTTAAATTATCATTTACTTTTATATTAAGTATTAAGTCTCCTTCGGGTTGATCTCCAAAATACTTATTGAATTGTGCATAAAAATATATACCCGATTGAGATTCATTATCATAGCCGTTTATAAAACTAACTATTTCAGAATCTCCAGGAACATTAAACATACAAGTATATGATAAATTATCTATTCCATTTGAACCAAATTCAGGAAGCCTATTATATACAATAGAAGTTTCTCTTAGTTTTAAAACTGCTGCTGGTTTTGAATCAACAGTGCTAACCATTATATTTCTTTGATTAGTAAAACTTAAATCTTTGTATGCTTCGAGCTGTAAATATCTTCCAGATTCAGATTGTCCTACGTGATCAGGTATGGTGTCAAAAGGACCTCTAACTCTTAAATATTTTACGTCTATTCCAGATATGTTTTTATCGTTTGTCATTAATGAATTATTTTGCCAAGTTTTAAAAATAGAGCTATCTTGATATGCTCTAATTACATTATATGACTTTTTACTATTAACTGTTCCTTCGGAATTTATTAATTCTTGAGAAGTAGATATCAAAGGAGAGTCGCTAGTCAAAAAATAATTATTAGTAGTTGATTCTATTCCACTTAAATCATAGTAATTCTCCATTAAAGATGCAAAGTTAAAATTAAACTTTATGTTTTTTATTTTTAGATCAGGGTGAATAGAGCCTCTAGTGATATCGTATCGAGTAGATATAGTTTCATATTGTTCAGGCATCTTAGCATCCTGTATGTCTTCTTTTACTTCCTCAGCGAATAATTCTTCTGCACTCGTTATAATATTGTCCATAAATTGACGATTTTCGTCTTTCATTAACATATCTATGTTTGGATTAAATTTATAAAGTTGAATTTTCCAAAAACTAGGTTCCATCATAAAACCTCTATGTAAATAAGAACCTTGAATTTCAAACATTCTATTGATTAAAGGAAAATATAAAAAATCTCTTTTTCTAGGTTCAGCGTCGCTTCCAAAAACAGATTGAAAATACCTATGATCTACATGTATTTCAAAAGGAACTTCAAAATCTATACCAAACTCTGAAAACTTAGGTTTATTATCTGGGAAATTGTTGTCAGGTACAAGTATTTTTACGCATTTCCTATCAACATTTTTATAAAGAGTCCATTCCTTAAAAATATAGTCTCCGCTATCCGATTCTGGAACAGTCCTAAAATAAACAACTTCATGGCCAAATATTTTATTAGTGTGAAAACTTAACTCTTTATAGATACCAATAGCGCTATCTACTTGATATGGTCTAAAACTTGCTTCTCTTTCAAATATTAGAGCTGGGCATTTTTCATCAGTACAACATACAATAGGTGTTAATACATTAGGTAATCCAGGGTCATGTCTTTTTGCTCTTATTTTTATTTCGTCAATTTCTATTGGAGAATCTAATTCTTCAAAGGTACCGTTATCATATTCATATTTTATTTCTATATAAACACATTGATCTGGATCTATTTCAATGTCTTCTATACTATCTAAACCAGATGGATCAACATCTTTTGGAGAAAATCCATACCAGAGAGACCAATCTATATTATTAGAAGAGTACCTAAAATATCTTTTTAAATATGTTAAATCAACTGATCCAGGGGAAGTGGTTTCAATGTCTTCTAGTATGTCAGATATTCCAGTCACACCTGTAATAGGATCAGCTATAGAAAATATTCTAAAATTTTTACTAAAAGTTAGTGTATTTGAACCCGACTCAGGTATAATTTTTATAGTAATGTTCATTTATGCAATGTATTATGTTTATACTCTATACTGTTATTTATTTAATTATATAATACTTAATTATGATAGAACCAATAAGACTATTTTTTGTAAAATATATAAAATAAATGTGCTAATTTTGAAGCCGAAAAATATATTAGATCCAATGTGGATTACGAAAAAGGATTACATAGACTCCGAATATTTCAACTATGTATTACTGGCGGCTGAGCAAAAATATAGTCAAGCCTTAAAAGAAGGAAACAATGAATATTTTTATGAAATATTATTTCATTATTTAAATTTAAATAATCTAGTACTAGACGGTAACATGTTTGATTTTAAAATGAACTCTTCATGGAGAAATGATAGAATTATTGAAATATCTAATGAACTATCTCTTTTTTATAAAAAAGATAACGAATCAGGTGAAACCGTTAAGCGTGCAAATGAGATATTTAGAAACCTATGCATAGACTATTTAGAAAAACAATGTGATATATTTAACATAAAAAACTTTAACGTATATTATGTAAATAGTGAGATTCATTTATTAAACACTATTTATGTTTTAGTAAATGTTAATGAAACTCAAGTTTATCAAATATGGAAATTAAAAATGGATAGAAGATTTTCTAAAGGATACAAATTTTCAAAAGTAGAAACTTTAGATATAGAAAATATAGAAGAGACTCCTATAAAAAACGTTATTGAAGAAATAAACAACCCCGAGCTAAATAAGTTAGATCCAGATTTAAATTTATTATTTTGTATATGTAAAGAACATGAATTAAACCTAGATAATATATCAGATTCTATAAAAAATACGATTCTATTAAATAAGTTGATGGCTAACGAAAGCAGATTTGATCCTAACTTATTAGAAAATGCTTTAGATATTCTAATAGATGAAAATATATTACCTTTTAAATTATCAGAAGACTTTATTTAAAGATCGTTTTCTACTGATAGACCTTCTGCTTCTAATTCATTTTTAAGTAAATCATATGCTACTTTAAATACGCTTTCACCTTCTTTAAGTCCAGATAATGGATTTGGACTTGTTTCAGATACCCATGAATAATTTCTTTTTATAGAAGAACTATTAACTTTATTACTACTATCTTCTTTTCTATCTTCTCTATTAAGATAAGTATTTACCGTTATACTTAAAGAATCAGTTTTATTAGATAAACCAACCCATTGATCTTTAAGATATTTAATGCTAGGAATGTTTAGATACGCTTCGCTAGTATCTCCATTATCTGTGAATATTTTACTTGTTACTTTTAATCCCATTTTATAATCCTATTTTTTCTTCGATTGCTGCCAATCTTTTCTCTAAGTCTTTTATTTTTTCCTCTTTTTCTTCTATCGTTTTGTTTAATTCTTTAATTGCTCCTACTGAAACAGCTAGTATTGTATCATAATGAAGACTATATTTTCCTCCTTCTAATTCATTACTTTTGTTTATTCTAATAGCTTCAGGTATAACTTCTTCTAACTCTTGAGCTAAGAATCCACCATGAGGAATTTTTGCCTCTTGATCTTTCCAACTATAAAAAACCGGTCTAGTTTTAAGTATTCTTTCTAAAGAATTATCTATATCTATTACATTGTCTTTTAATCTACTATCCGAAGTTGTTACAACGTATTGACAACCTATTGCTCCATTAACAGCTAATCTAACCGTAGCTGCTCCAGAACTCCACGGGGTATTATAAGCGTAGCCTTTCCCCATGAATTGATTTCCAGATACACCATAATCAAAGCTAGGTAAAGGATCGAATCCCATACTAATGCTTCCATTATCGCTTAAGAATAATTTGTAGTTGCCCTGATTATGAGACGGAAACGGTTTCCAAAAGTTAAGACCGTTTTGTCTATCATCAGAATTATCATTTTTAGTATATTGTATACCCCACTGTCCATTTTCTATGTCAGCCGAGCTATCATATCCAGATGCTCGATAGGAGCTGTGTGCTTTAATTCTAAGTCCTCCATTTCCATGATTAGTGGATAACATTAAATCATAATCAGAGGTAGATTTTTGGTAATCAAAACCATTAACGATATCATTTCCTATCCATGTTTTTCCTTGTAAAACATTCATCATAGGCATAGTTGGGCTTCCAGTTTCAGAAATATATAATCCATATTTCTTTAACGTAGAAGGATCACCTGCTAATTCATTATCAGTTACGTTACTAATAATCATTCTTAGTCCATAGAACTCAGCGAGTAATGTATCTGCTGCGAGTGGAAAATCTATATCACTAGCAAGGATATCTAAACCTGATATTTGATAAAGACCAGGAGATCCAAGAGTATTAGGTGTTAAATCCATGTCGTTTATAGTAGCTGCTATTGGCCTAGCTAAAGTAGTTGGATTGTTTTCTTGATTTACAAAGCCTCTTATATTAGAATTAACCCCTGTATAAGCATCAACTAAGTTACTTATCATATTTGCGTCTACAACGATAGGACCGGTTGAGTGTAATCCAAATCTACCTGTTTGTATTCCACCATTTCCTGCTGAAATAGAATTTCCTACATACATGTCTCCTCCTACAAAGGCATCTTCAGATACTCTTAAATCGTTTGAATGTAGATTCCCTATTCTTCCTAATGGAGAAACAATTCCACCTAAATTTATTTTATTAACCGTTGTTCCAGATTTATTATCTTCATTTACGGTAAATAATTCATTACCTACTAGAGTTGATCTACTAATGATAGAATCGGTATCATTAATGTTAATACCATCTACTTCAAATGGATTAGCTAAATCTGTAATATCATATACTACTAAAGCACTATCTGTTCCGTCTGTGATGCTTGCATAAATATATTTTCCTGAAATTTGTAAGTCATGAACCGCATATGAAGAATCTGATAATAATATAGTACTTATCGGGCTACATACCTCGTCTAGGGCTAGATCTATATTTCTAATATATATTCTATCACCAAAACCTACGTAAACCTGTTGACCTTTTACTTTTACACATCCTCTAGAATTAGATGGAAGGGTCGCTAGGGGTCCACTAAGTATGAGAGTAGTGTTAGTTATTAATGAGCCTTGGCTTAACGTTCTAAGAGAGCTTAATGAATATTTTTCTAGATTAAGTGACCACACAAAACCTGTAGAATATAAAGAAGCTACATACGCAACTTCATCAGATATGTCAAAATCTATATGGGCAGAATCTGCACTAGTTTTTATATTTTGAGACGAAAGATAAGGTCTTTGAGGATTGGTTAAGTCAATAGCTATAAAATAAGAATCCAAACCGGCAACAAAACCTGAAAGTTGATCAGGGCCAGATATACAATATGCAGTATTTCCTACTAATCGAACCCTTTTTAAATCGTCTAATTCTGAAATGTTAGTATCTCCCTTGAAATCACTACCGGACATGAAGTTTGAAAAAGTATTACTTCCGTTTAACCAGGATATATTTTTTATATTCGACGGTCTGTCGGAATTAGGGTGATTTACTCCAAATTCAAAAACTAAAAAGGTATCATATCTATAGTCAAATCCTGGTATGGGCGGTCCCGAAGGTGGTTGTGGTTTTTGTCTAACTATGACCCCTATATTTCCATTAAAAGCAATATCTCTAGCGTTTGTTAATGGGGTTAAATTCATCTGATTATTTGAACTGGAACTATACCCATCAAAAGGCCCATTTCCGGACGCGTTTCCATGAACATCATAGTCGTCAGGCGGAGGGGCAAACGGCGTTGGCGGAAGAGACGTTGTCGTAGTACTAACTAGAGTAACGGGTTCGTTAGGATTAGAAACGTCTAATATAACAAGGCCACCGCTACCATTAACAGTCGCATCTGTGTCTTGAGAAACTGCCATTACGTATTTTCCATCTGAGCAAATACCTTGAACACCACCTATTCCAGCTATACCTCCCAAGCTTGTAATGTTACTAGATTCAAACTCATTGTGAGTATGAATTTTTTCCATATTGCCTCTAGTATGATAAACATTTTCTTTTATAAAGGTACCTTTTAATGAATCAGAAATATTTAAAATTCCATAATCTCCATCCATATACGAAGGGAGCCTATTTGAACCGCTGTTTATTTGGTCTTGTATTGATCTTACCATACCAAGAGACAGAGAATGTAAATTTAATTTAAATTCTATACCGTCTGAAGAAATATCCAGGGCTGAAGTTTCTTTTAAAGGCTCTGTAGTTCCAATTTTTGTATAAAATCTAGATTGACTAGCAACTGATTCTATATTGTATAAAGGTGTTTCAAATTCAAAAAATCCTTGCTGATCTATTAAACTTAAATTTGTTTCAGATTCAGGTAAAGTTAATGAAAATTTAGCTTTATTAATAGTACCATTAGACGCAGGATAATAAGTAGGAGTAGCTATTTCTTTAGTATATCTTAGTTTTAAATTATTATTAAGATCACTAAGTAAAGTATCAGGTCCATCTTTATATAATGAACCTAGTTCTAAATGATATCTACCAAGCGGAGTAATAGTGTGATCAACAGATAATGTTTGTATAGAATTAAATTCATCATCGGTTGATGTTGGAAAATTATCTATAGTAGTTACTTTTTCATTCCAGTTGTTAAGGAGTAAAGTATCATTATTTGCGCTATTTCCTAAGTTGATATCTGTTGTGATATCAGCTAAATCATTTCCATGTCTAGTAAACGTAATATATCTATGATCATCGGGACTGGCTAACCCAAATCCTCTAACAAAAGGAGTTGTTGAACCTGTTATTATATTATTTACAATACTTGTAAAATCAGTAATCATAATCCAAGAGGCAGGGGATCCTTGATATTGATATACACTACTTGTGGTTGTTTCTAGATAAAAGTCGCCTATGATTAATCCAGGAAAAGTTTGAGTATTTGGATCTCCTATTCCAACAAACCATTTATTTCCACGTTGACCGTCATCTCCTTGAATCCCTTGAGGACCTGCTGAACCCAATGGACCAGTAATACCTTGAGGACCAGGCTGTCCTATTCCTAACTCTAAAAGTTTATTAAAGTTAAAATTTACCTTGTCTACATAGATGTCTTGTGCATCGGATGAGAATAGTTCTTTAAGATTTATAATGACTGCCATGTTTAAATAAATTTCATTTTAATTTTTGGACTAACTAAGGTTCCGCTTTCACTACTTTTGTTAAAGTTAAATCTCAGTATTAATCTTTCATATTTATTTATCTCTAAATTTTTATTAATAAAAAACCCTTGTTCATTGCGTTGATTATCGTTTAATGAAATAAATTTTATATTATTTGAATTATTAGGGGTTTGTAATTCAGATGTTAGTTTTCTATCTTGTTTTGTATAAAAGAATAGCTCCTTAGTTTCGTATAATTTTAGTATATTTAATTGAATATATTTTTTTACGTAATCTTCTATAGATTCATAAGGTCCTAGGTATTGTTCTTCGTTTACCAAATATTCATAAAATTTGTTAGATATACCATTATCAATAAGATATCTAGATAAAATATTATTTAAATTAATAAATCCTTCTATTCCGTTTGAAGTTTCTTTTGAAACAATTTCAATAGTATCTAAATTAACATTTTCTAATAACTCAAGTTCTGAAAGAAGCGTTACGTCGTAATTTTCTAAATCTACTTCATTAGGTAGATTTATAAGCTTTCCTATAAATGAATCGTCTTCTTCTACTCTTAATGAACCTGCAACTGGTCTAGCAGTCGATTTGTCTGCATATCTATGATGGAATCCAAATTCCCAGTTAGAATTAAATAGGAAATATGGCCTTTTGCCTATAGCAATTTCATTTATTAATTCATACCTAGGTTCAAATGATTCATTTGCTTCTAAGTCTAGTATTTTAGTAGGTGATACTTTTATATGTGAAAAATTTTCAATCGTACCAAAAGATTCTACGTTAATATTATAAGAAATATTTGCTAAATCTAAATTCTTTATAGTTGTGTTTTTAGTAAAACTATAATTAGACTTAAAAAATAAAACATCAGTAAATATAGGTTCAAAATTTCCTTTATATCTGTTTATTTCATAATTATTATCTAAATCTGAAATATAATAATCGTACCCTATAGTGTCTATAAAAGAAAAATTGGAAGGCCTATTACTATCCTTTAGCGCAGCAAGGCCCTGTTTTTTAGTTATAGTTTCATTGTCTGGAATTTCAATATAGTATTTAGGTGAAGCATTTTGAGTAGGTGTTCCACTATTATCTAATTCCCAACTTTCATATTCTATAAAATCATTTAATTCATTTACGTATTGTTTAAATCTAGCAAAGGATAATTTTTCTATTATTTTTTCATAGTAATTTTCACCTGAAATCATTGATTTAAACGTATATAAATCCCTGTATATAGATGTAGGTATGCCGGTTGGAACAATTCCACCAAAACTAGAAGCATCTGTTGTTAGTGATATAGTTATTCCGGTAGGCAAGTTTTTTACCTCTAAACCATTGTTTAATGCTTTTAAAACTCCGTTATTTAAAAGTGGCGTAAATCCACTTTGAGTGTCTAAGAAAAAATCAGTTGATGTAGTGTTAAATCTAGGAATAACAAAAGTGTCAGATTTAGATTTAACTATCTCATCTGAAACATTTGAAGGATAATTAGTTATATTTGGGTTTTCAATACTTTCAATTACGTTTGATCCTCCTAGAAAAGCTCCAGCTGGGCCTAAATCTATTTTAGAACTTAATTTTATATTAGAATAATTATCAAGTATATTATTGTATTTCTTATGTTTCAAAGAATATAAAAGAGTATATGTAATATTTGAAATATCTATTCCAGTTAATATGTCAGTTTCAAAAGAAACTCTATAGTCTCCATTGACAGTGTTATATAACTGAACAAAGGGATCAACTGGGTCAGGTGAAAGAAAATTAGTAGAGTTTATTTTAGATATTCCACTTGAATCCTGTGTAGCTAAATCTTTCCATAAGTCACCTATATTGTCATAAGATCCTAATTGTAATTCGATTACAACTAATACGAATTTAAAATCCTTATGTTCTATTAATCTATAATTTATAGGAGGTTTTGTATCATCGTTTATGTCTTCTTTGATAGTTTTTAGAATGCATGAAAATTTATAGTTTTCAAATCGAGTAGTATTAGGATTAGCTACAGGTTTTCCATCTGACCCTATATCATTTACATTTATAACATCTTTAAAACTAATTTTAAACCCTTTTAAAAAGGTTTGAAATTCATTAACCTCGTTTTTTGAGATTATTGAATATCTAGTTTGAGTTTCTCCTACTTCTTCTCCTCCTAACGAAGGGGTATATGTAAAATAATTTATAAAGTAATCTTTTTCGCTTAACAATCTATTTTCATCTAACGGTATTTCAAAATAACTATTATTTAATTTAGTTGTTTTTTCATCATTTAGATAATCAAATTTTGATTCTAGGTAAAACCATTCATGTGTAAAATTAGAAGGGTTTTGAGTAGTATCATCGTGACTAGGTGAAAAATTATTGAATCCAAATATTAGTTCATCGTTCAATCTATATGGATTATTTCTAGCATCTTTACCATTTAATAATGACCATTTAGTTATGTAAGGAATAAGTTTTGATTCTAATGAAAAATCTTTTGAATAATTTTCTTTATAATAATCATATTCCGTTTGAGTAACTCCGTTTAAATAACGCTCTCTCCTATTGAATTGTTCATTGTCTTCTTCAGGAACAACTTTAGATGGATCCTTTAATAAAAAGAATCCTTCAAAATCTTTTATTTCTTGATTTTGATCATTGTATGGAATAACAGACGATCCTATGTTTGAAGAAAGATCTACATTTTCGTATGAAACTACCGGGTCCCCAGATTCAACTGTGTAAAATTTAGGATCAGATAAACCAATTGGTCCAAAAGGAGCACTTGATTCTGAATACGAAACTCCATTCCATATAATAGTACCTGTACCATACACTTGGTACTTATACCCTTCTTTCAATAAATTAGTTTCACTAGGTATATAATAAAATTGATAAAGATCATTTATAGGAAAATTTAAATATTTGCTTGAATAAAAATCAAAATCAAAATCTCTAATTGGTAAAAACGAAATAAATCCAAAGGAAGGTCTATGAATCAACTTTAGTATGGCTTCTCCAAATCTTATAAATGGTTTTTCTTCAAGTTCTAATACTACCGCAATTTTGTCAAAATAATCTAAATACCCAGAAGAAATAGTGTCTACATAATTAGATACTTTTTTAATTTTAGACCAACCATTTTCTGTTCTAATTACTATTTCTCCTATGTTTGATTCTAATTTATCTTTCTGGTCAGCATTCATCACTAACCTATTTCCAGCGTAAGAAGATCCTCCTTCGAAATTAAAATTAACACCTATTAAATCATTTCCAGTGATACTTTTTATTTCTATACTATTATAATCAAGTAAAGGAGATTCAAATCTAAAAGAAAACTTAGAGTCATGGTCTCCATACGAAGAAGCTCTAACAAACAAGTAGTTGTCTATTTCAGTGACCCTGAACGCTCTGTTTCTAAAATTATTTAAACAACCATGTATTGCCGTGGCTATTTCACTAGGAGTCCCCGTGGCGTTAAAATAGAACGTATCATACCCTGTTATGTTATCTATATCGTTATAGTAGTAATAATCGCCGGGATTAGGAACAATTGGATATCCAACAGCCGCTACTATATCATCATATTTTCCATTTGTATCTGATTTAGTTCCGCTTGGATGATAAAATTTTATAACATCACCTGGTTGTAATTCAGATAATATTTTTATGTATGAATTAGAATATCCAGGATTTTTTGTAGAAAAAGCAGTGTCTTGTAAGAAATCTCTTCCTGGACCAAAAAATTTACCTAGATTAATTTCTGTTTTAGACAATCTTATTTTTCCAGTATCAAGTTCATTGGATAGATCGTTTAAGTCTTCTTCAATAGGATTAGAATTAAGTTTAAATGAATACAAATTTCCATCCTTATCATTGATGTAATTCATATACATATTGTCTTTATCTTGGTAAGTAGTGTTAAATTCAGATAATAACAAGTCTGTGTTTTTATAAGGAAAAAGAACACCATTTGTGTTTTCTTGAACTACATTAACTTCTTCATATTCTTTTATATTTCTTCTTATCCTAGGTGTGTTTTGCCAAGTAGCTCTTTGGTTGTATACTCTATCTATATCAGTTGATATTTTATCTAATTCTATTTTATTAATATAAAAACCTACATATCTATTAAAATCGTATTGATCAGAAGTTTCATCGTTAAATATAAATTCAATATTCATTATATTTGGATATATTATTCCGTTTCTTTCATATCCCTGTGTTACAAATTGTTCGAAATGTTTTAACGGGGCTGATGAAGAGTAAAAATCAGATAATAATTCACTTCTGCTTCCAAATGCGCCTGAACTTAATAAAATACCATTGAACTTAGTGTACGTATCGTTTTTGTAATCTACTGTTAAACCTGACTTTGGAAAATTTAAATCGGATACATATTTTCTTAGATAAGAACCAACTTTACTAGACTCTGTTAAATCAAAGGTTTTTATTATTGTTGAATTTTTGAACATGTCAATTAAATATTCATCTTTTGTAAATGGATATTTAAGTTTAGATTCATCTATTTTGTAGTTTATAGGGTCATTTATTTTTAATATTACAAAATACTCAGGCAATTCATTTTTTAGATATATTGGAGCAAAATAAGATAACCT